CCTGTTTTTGGTTCAATAAAGGAATATAATTCTTTCATTGATTGTGAAAACTTTTTAGGTGTTGTTTTATGTAAATTAGAAACAGCCAATCTACCCGCTAACTTTGCGTAATCTGGATGTGTTGTTACCATAGCCGCCGCAGTCTCTGCCGCCAATACATCTAATTCAGTTGTTGAAATTCCATCGTAAATCCCCGAAGTTACTTTTAGGGTAACAAACGTTGGGTCAATATATTCCATATTTAAATCATGACAAAGAACACTAATACGTTTAGTAATCTTGTCATATCTCATCTCCTCCAATTCACCATTTCTTTTTTTTACTTTCATTTTATTAAGCCTTTTTTAAATTAAAAATCTACATCACCAAACGCAGAATCTAAATCTTCTGAAACATTATTAACTCCCGCCTTTTGATATTCAGCAACTCTTTTCTCAAAGAAATTTGTTTTACCCTGTAATGCAATGTTCTGCATAAAATCAAACGGGTTTTCTGAATTATAAACCTTAGGTACACCTAATGCAACTAATAGTCTATCAGTTACAAATTCAAGGTATTGAGCCATCAAATCTGAATTCATACCAATTAAACGTACAGGTAATGCTTCGAGAATAAATTCTTTTTCAATCTCTAATGCTCCACAAATAATCTTTTTGATTCTTTCTGGTGAGATTTTATTTTGAATATGATTATTATAAAGGTGACAAGCAAAATCACAATGCATTCCCTCGTCTCTTGATATTAATTCATTTGAAAATGTTAATCCTGGTAGTAATCCTCTTTTCTTTAACCAAAAGATTGAACAAAAAGATCCTGAGAAGAAAATTCCCTCGACGGCAGCAAATGCTAAAAGTCTATCTACAAATGATTCGGAGTTAATCCATTTAAGTGCCCAATCCGCTTTCTTTTTAATTGCCGGTATGGTTTCAATTGCATTAAATAATTTGTGTTGTTCTTCTTTATCTTTAACTAAGGTATCAATTAACAATGAATAGGTTTCACTATGGATATTTTCCATCATAATTTGAAAACCGTAGAAAAATTTAGCTTCAGTATATTGAACTTCATTTACAAAATTCATCGCTAAATTCTCATTAACAATACCATCTGAAGCAGCAAAAAATGCTAAAACGTGTTTAACAAAATGTTGTTCATCATCATTTAACTTATTATCCCAATCAGATACGTCTTGACCTAAATCAATTTCCTCTGCAGTCCAAAAGGACGCCTCAGATTGTTTATAGAACTTCCATAAGTCATGGTGTTCGATTGGAAAAAGGACAAACTTTCCTGGATTGTCTTGTAATATTTTTTCTGTCATTTTTTTTATTTTATTTAGTTGCTAATTCTTGTCTTCTTTTAAACGCTTCAGCCGCACGGTTAGCATTGATTTGTGTTTTTTGTTCCTCGTGACCTAATAAGGTATTTTGTGATTCTGTATCAATTTCCAAAAACTCATTGTTAAATTTACAATTTTGGAATACAACCCCATCTTTACCAATACGAGATTTAAGTAATGTTAAGGTTGCTAAATTATGTTCTTTTTGTTCTAATGTTTTACCAATAGATAAAATAACGTGAGCAATTTGAGCCTTTTTAATTGACCCACCCATTTGGTCTCCCGTAACCACTTCACTAGAAATTGATTCTCTATTACCCTGTGTTGCGGTCCAAATTGCCATTTCAAATTCACCGGTCATCGATTCTAAACTTCTCATTATAGAACCTTCACCTTTCCACTCTTCACCATTTGTTGACTTATCATTTGAAATACAATCAACATAGTCTAAAACTAATAAATCAATTTTGGTTCCGTCTAAATTCATTTTTCTGATTTTATTTTTAATTTCAGAAACGGTGACATTATCGCTAGCCAATTTTAATAATTTAATACTACCCTTTGAACGTTGTTGAGCCTCCTCAATTTTAATCTTAACTTCCTCAACATTATCAGGTTGTGAATCAGGTGCAATACCTGTCCAAATCGTATAATGTTTTCTTTTAATATTACCTGGATTATCCTCAAAAAATATTTGTACGACATTATAACCTAAGTTATATGCGGTATTTGCAAACTTTGTAAGTAAGGTAGTTTTACCAGTACCCGTAGGAGCTAATACGATACCCAATTCTCCGATTCCTAGTCCACCTTTAAGTAAGTTGTCGATTCCAACAATACCTGTCGGTAATGGGTGTCTAAAGTCCTTCTCTAACGCTTCATCAATACCATGGAAAACATCGGTTGCATCATCGTTTGAAATTCCAACTTGAAGTGCTTTTTGAATAATTTGTTCAATCTTATTATAAGATTCAAAATCTCCATTATCAATGATACTTTGTACCCCTTTTAATTCTTTTTTTAAGTTTTGTTGTTTACAAAAGTTAAGTGCCGTGTCTTTAACGTAATCAACTTGTTGTTCGTTGTTTTTAATTGCTTCTAACGTATCTGCGTGTGATTTAGATGAGGTGTTATTACCACCTTCAGCCATAATTTTCTGTGCAATTGTGTTATAATCCGGTATTTTGTTGTAATTTTTATATAACTCCTTCATATTTTCCATAATGAATTTAAATGAGTTATTATCAAAGAACTTACTATCTAATACGTCAATAATTGTTTCGCCATATTTTTTATCTTCAATAATCGCCTTCAATAAAGATTGTTGAAACGAAAATCCTAAATGCCCAAAATTTCTCTCTTCCATGTGTTTATTTTATAATGTGTGTTTAAATTACAATTGATAATTCAAGTATGTGGTTTCCAATTCTTCTGAAGACAGGATGTCAGTTAAGTCTGACAAAATACGTTTCAAATTTGGACGAATATCGACAGTATACCTAACCTTTGGATGGTAGTAATATGCTGGGAATATTCTTTGAATAAATACATCTTCATTCAATTTAATTTCCAATAAAAAGTGTTCTCTATCCTTCTCGGGAGCGTCTTCCACATAGTCCGAAGATAGGAAATAATTTTGATTTTCGCACAAATAATCAGAACTTTTTATTTTTAAATCTTCAGAAATATCCTCACAAATATTTCTTAGATAATAATGAAGGTCCATAGATCGTCTAGACCCCTCCACATGATCCTTTACATTAAAGAATCTTTGACAAATAATGTTTCCCTCTAATGTTAAGAGGAATTCAAATTTTGTAATGTCCGGTTGTTGTTGGTAGTTACTCATAACTTTTGATTTTAATTATTTTTTTTTTATTTTTTTCTTTTGTTGTTAATCTAAGAAATGGGTTTAAGAATTTAACAAATCCATCGTCTGATTTTGGTAATAGATTAAAAATTCCATCGTCTCTCATCATTCTCATGGCGTTTTTGTAAGACCTACCTTCTTGGTCCAAGTTTTCATTTATTAGTAAATCTATATTTTCTTTAGCTTCGTAAGTTAAAAAAGGTTCTTCCAAACTTACGATACGATTGTTTATATCAAAAAACTCCTCACCTAATACACCATGTTTGGTAACACCTGTTAGTAAATTCGCAATAAGTTTGTTGTGTTTGTCTTGTTGAAAGATTTCCTCACATTTGTTCTTAACTTGTTCAACAGAAATTTGTTCTGTTTTTAGTTCAGGGAAAACCGATAAAAATCGTTTTATACCCATTCCTCTTATGCCAGCAATGTTGTCTGAAGAGTCACCACACATCATCTTAACCAATTTAACATTTTCAATTAAGATTTCCTCGTGGTTATAAACAATTGTATCGTTTTGTTTGTAAAGTTTTCCGTGTGACGGATTGTAGATTTGTGTATTTTTTGAAACCAATTGTGTTAGGTCTCCGTCTGAAGAATAAACTATTTTGTTTTCTTTGGGCGAATTCTGAGTATAGTATGCAATGTTGTCATCAGTCTCACAATACTCATATTCTCCCTGTCTTACGAATAACTCTTCAAGATATTGTTTTACTCTATCTCTTTGGTAACCGTAAGAGTTAACTTCTTCTTCAGAACGTAGTCGTGATCTTCTGTTTTCTTTGTAAGGTGCGTAAATTTTCTTACGAGTTTGGGACCCTTCTAATCCATCCCAAAATACAACTATCTTTTCTAAATTGTACGTCTCAAATGTTCTTCTAAGAGTATTAAGAAAATGATACATTCCCCCAATGTGTTCTCCATTATGAAAGGCATTTTTAACGCCATAGAAACCAATCGTAAGTAAATTGTCGCCATCTACTAATAAAACAGACATTAAATAAATTTATTATAAATCACTTTCCTCTGTTACAACTTGTGTATCCAAGATGTCTGTAACATTAACACCTAACATCTTACCGATGTAATCGCCCTGTTCTTTTTTATAATCCTCAATTGATTTCTTCTCTTCTGAATCTTCTTTTGCTGACATAAACCCGTGAGCGGTAACTAAGATACGTCCATCTTCATAACCTGAACCATTGATGTGATTTTTCATTATTGAGATTTTTGTTCTTGTTGCTATTTTAACTTTTCTCTTATCTTTTGTGATAGAAATTTTTGTTGTTCCCGCACCTTTTTGATTACCAAATAAGAATACAATACTTGAGTTTAACCAAATTGCTTCTCCACCTTTTGCTTTAATCTTTGGTTGTCCAAAAGGATTGTCAGGTAATTCTACCCAAGGTTGGTTAACAATGATTAATGTGTTTGTATAAGGTTTATCTGTTCTTCTTGAACCTGAAATACGTTGATTGATGCCCATTCCAATTTTGTCAGCTAAAACTGATGCATTGTGTTGTTTACCACCTTTACCATCATAAGTCATCTTACATGGAACTGAACCTACTGAATCCCAAAGGATTAATAAATCGTGAGGTATATCTCCCTTTTCTTGAGCATCTAATAATTCATTGATATACTCAGTAATTTGTTCAATATACTCAAAATCACTATTGAAAAGATAATCTCCGTTCTTATCAAATCCCATTAACTCCGCATGATCCCAACTCCATTTTTGCTCTGTGATAACAAATACAGGAATAACTCCTTTCTTTTGTGCATCTACCGCTGACTTTACAAGTGCGGTTGTTTTACCCGTATCACTATGTCCTAATAACATATTGATGTGTCCCATCGCGGGACCTGGAAGACCCGTTGCATCCAAGAAGGCATCACCTAAATCGAAGAAACGGTCAGCCTTGTATTCAGCTTCTTTCGAGAATTTCTTCTTGATTGCTGAAAAATCTGTTTTTTTAATACCTGCCATTGTTTTGTGTTTAAAAATGGGGTGGATGTTTCACCACCCCGTGAAATAATTAGAATGGTAATTCTGAATCTACATCCTCATCTTCTTGTGGGTCAACCACAGGAGTTGATGGGGTTTTCGGTGTTGAAATTACTTCTTCCGATGTTGAATTGGATGCCCATTTGTTGCTGTTTGAATCCCAACGTGGAACCTCACCTTTAGCGACCATTTCTAAGTAATCCTCAGGTTTTTTAGAATAAACATCTGACCAAGTTAATTCGTTATCTACCCAAGTTTTTGCGACGTTTGCGTCTGTGTGTAACTGACCCGCGTCTTCAGGAATAACTGAATTGATGGTTGTGTATTCTTTACCTGTACCTGCCTTAGTTAAAGCTAAAGACAAGATTAAATCACGACCATTTTCAATATTGGTGATATCACCTTTGTTACGGAAAATTGGGAAGATTTTATCTAAAATACCATCACCTTTGTGATTGTGTTTAAATCTCCAAAATTTAGGTCCGTCTTGTTCGTTATCGCGATCGACAACTTTAACAATGTAGAACTTACGAGAACGATAATTACGAGCTAATTCTTTATCAGAATCAACACCGGTCATCATCAAACCCTCATAAACTTCATGTAATGGGGAACGTTTTCCCTCTTGTTTTGGGTCAAATAGTTTAACCCATTTTCCATCGACTTGAACTTCGTGGAAGTAAACCTCAACAAATGGTGATGAACCATCTTTTGTTGGTAGAATACGAATACGTCTTTCTTCTCCCTTAGAACCCTTAGGTAATACTGTAGTGAAATAACGTTTCAATCTGTCCTCTGAGGACATTTTGTTTGTGGTGCCACTTGTGGCGTTTTTGCTTTTCTCGTACTGAGCGAGTACTGCATCAAATGTTGACATGTTGTTAAATTTTAATTATTTAAATTGTTATAGTAAAATATACATAAAAAAACCCAGACTTGGAAATCTGGGTTAAATTATTTTTAAAGTTTTTTTTTTAAAGGGTGAATTACCAAGAAATCACATATTTTGGGTAGGTTCCCATAGTATCGTAAAATGTGTCTATGGTAAAACCATAAGATCTCAATGTGGTAACCATTGCGGAATTTACTCTCGCCCCATCTACCGTTACAGAGTATAAACCTTGAGCAGTTGCTCCAGTTACTAAACTATCTACGTAAGATAATGAACTTGTTGCTGTGTTTGATGCAGTTCTTGCTGCTGAACCTGATATCATTTATTTATGTTTTTTTAATTTATTATTATTCTAATGTTAAAAGATAAGATAATTTGTTAAATAAACCTAACATTTCATCTCTAATGTTTAAAATATCGGTGTCCGTTGGTTCAAATTGTTCGGTGTATTGGATAAGAGCATTTTTTACAGTATTAACCATTTCCTCAGGTTTTAACTCTGATAAATTAACTAATGTTATTGTATTTGTCTCATCATCTAACTTAAAACGACCATATTTTCCCATCGCAGCCTCAACGAAAGTATCCGTTAAATCACTCAAAGTATCATATGTGTTACCAAAAGCCTGATGTCTTGAATAACCTTTAGTTTGCCAATGCATTACTTTCAACTGAGCACTTAAACCTAATAAAAAATTTATATTAGAATTTATATTCATCTTCCTCTTCGCTTGGGTTAAATGATGTTTTTATATTTTCAACTGGATAATTTTCAACCTCGTCTTTGGTTAAAATGTATTCATTCTTACCACTTGCTCTCATCTCACCTTGTTTGTGTGCAAAGAATTCTTGTGGTTTCTCGTTAAATGGATATGAATCTAAAGAACGCATTTCAAGTCTTTCAACTTCAGTTTTTGGTTTGTTAGCCTCAACGGTTGCTCCCAATTGGTCAATCTTAGTCATTACTTGATCCATTTGAGCTAATTTTTGTTCTAAATCAGTTAGCTTGGTGAACACATCATCCATCTTAGTTATCACTTCGTTGTTTGAACCCGTACTATCTTCTTGGTCTTTCTTAACACTTTTAACCATGTTAACCAAATCAGTAATATCCACTTCTTCTGTATTGTCCATTTCAGGGGCGGGTGCCGCGTCCATTGGTGCTGCATCAGCGGTAGGTAATGCGTTTGGATCTGATGCCATATCTGCAGGTGCTCCTAAAGCTGGATCCAAAGCTGGATCGGCAGGAGGTGCGTCTTGTTCCATTATCATCGTCTTACCATATTTGTTTATGGCTTTATAACGATTTAATTCTTCTTGTAGTTTTTTCTCTAACATGGCTTAATCTTGTAATAATTGTCTACCGTCGTTTGTAACGTATTTTTTATTTATTCTTTCAACAATTCCGTCTTTTTCTCTGATTGTGTAACATTCTCCAGTTACTAAATCACACTCTTCTCTTTCCATACCATCATTTGATGTTCTTTTAGTCTGTTTAGGACTTAAGAACTGATCCATGGTGTCGTTTAATTTATTATTTTCCATAATTTTCTGTTATATGTATAAATATCCCAAATTTGTTAATATTCTTAAATGATTTCAAAATATACAACATCTCCATCTTGTACTTTTAAATCTTTCATTAATTGTTTAGATAGTGCCAATCCAGATTTAACTAAAGTTGGTCCTGCATTAATTGGTCCTGTTATGTTATTAACGTTAATTTCTCCTGAACCTACTGGTGGTACGGTTATTGGTGTTTTCACATCTTTTGGGTTATAAAACTTAGTGGTTCCTTTAATAATTAAATTTGGTTTAGCTACATCAAAATCAAATTTTGTAGAATAGAAGTATCTTGTTGAACTTGATAAATCTTTCCAAGTAATTGGGTTGGGTTCTATTGTATGTTCCGTTTGTCTTGAAATGATATTCATAGATATTGTTTCTTTTATCTCATAATTTGGTCCACCCATAGTAATAACTTGAGCCCTTAAATAATCTTTTCCATTGAAACTAACTTTTTGGATGTACTTTTCTTCGTTATATCCATTATATGGTACACCATATTGTGTAACTCCTTGTTCTAATAATATTTTTTCTCCGTTAATGGCTTGATTACTATCTCCCATATCTGATAAGAATGTTTTACCATCACTTGTTGTGTGTGTTTGTTCATTCTTTGTTGACCCTGTTGTTGTAGAATTTTCTTGTTCTTTAGTTTTAGCAATTGCCGTTCTAGTTATCTTATCGAATAAAACTCTATAACTTGATAGGAATGAATCCTTAGGGTCAGGTAATGACGCGTAAGGAATTCTTGTACCTTTAAATGTGGTTATTATATTATTATTCCTAATACTATGTGAAACTTCAGTTATCCAATATGACCCCCTAAACATAGGTACATTTTTTAAATAAAAATACATTGTTGGTTGAATCATGACATTACCCATACATGTTACGTCACAAGTATATGATGCCTGTCTGTATATGTCAAATAAACTTATGTCTATTTGATTTGCGGCAGCACCACTTTCAGAACGACCTAAATTTTCAATAACATTAAATGATTCTGTGGTGTTCCTTATTGATGATTGGTCAAGTTGTACACTCTTAAAAATACCTTGGTTTTGGTCGCCAACACTTACTTCAAACGCAACCACTTTATTAGATTTTGCATAATCCCCTTGACTAAACACCTGTGGTGTTGTTATAACTAATGGACTACCTACTCCACTAAATAAGTTACCACTATCGTTTTTAAATTTATATTTTTCGTTAATGTCCGCCAACTCTAAATGTTTAGATGTTGGTCCCGTATATTGAATAAGAATTTTAGGTGAGGAATCTTGATAGTCCACATCTAAAAATGTTCCAAATAAATTTTCAGCAATTTTCTTAGATGGTGTTATTCTAGATTTAGTTGAGTTGTTTGTTCCGTAGAAATTAACGTATGCTGGTAATCCCCTCATATCAAATCCCGTTCCTTGTATTAACATTGATATTACACTATAAAGATTCGCCTTACTATTTTTCGTATCTTCTAATGGTAATAATTTTTCAAGTGAAAGGTACGCTTGGTCTCCTATGTCTTTATTTGCTTTATCTAAGAATAAAAATTCTTCCATTAAAGTCCTTTGTCCTAATGAATTTCCTGCAACCCATTTATCATTAAACGATTTAAAGTAATTATATAATTCTAATTTTAATGGAATGTCATTATATCCATTTACAATCGTAACCTCATTTTTACTATCTTTAACTGTTAAAGTTGATAACTTAGGTAATAGTTGTGTAAAATATTGTCCAAGTCTTAATTCAGGTCCTCTCAATATTTTTGTTTTTATATAATCTTGGAAATCAGCTTTTGTTGGGGTGTATAATAATCCTTCACTTTCGACCCACCCAGCAAATATTAAAATCAATGGTCTAAATGTTAATACATTTTCTTCACTTAATTCTATATTATTAGTTACGAAGAAATTTTTATAACAATCTGTTGATGGTTCTATCCCCACATATAAATCAATAAACATTTTATTAGAACTATATTGTGATGAGTTATACTCATTATAGGAAAACCTATTTACGTCATCTATTTGTGCAAAACCATTCCATACATTTGGTACAATTTCTTTTGGATTACCAATCGTTACTTTTAATAAATTATCAGTTCCCAATATTTGTTGGGTGATTGATTCTAATTTTTTTAATTGTTTTTCTTTTAATGTTGTTATAATTGCATTAACATCTGTGTTGTCATTATTGTCGTCTTTATCTATGGTAACTAAAGCCTTTAATAAATCTTGAAATTTATCATATTTTACAGAATGACTTTCAATTGTTTTGGTTTCACCACTAACAATTCCTGTTACATTATAGTCTGGAAATACTTTATATGGTATTTCTTCTTCTAATTTTTCTGTTGCAAAATCTAAAAAATATTCTTCAAATTTATCTAAAATTTGAGGACTAAATGTTGCAATTAAATCATATATCTTTCTTTTTTCAGATGTTACTAATGAATACTTTGCGTCTTCATCTTTATTTAAATCGGTGAAAAATGAACCAGAATAATCAACCATATCAAAAAATAACGTTCCAGAATCATATGATTTATTATATTCATCATAATCAAAGAATTCTTTACCTTCATAGTAATCTGTTATTGATTCGTTATCATAACACCATAAAACTTTAAAATTTTTCTGTTCATTACCACTAGCAGTAAGTCCATTAGTGAAACCATTCTTAGAACCCCCAACTGAAGGTAGTAATGTAAAATATTTATCTGAAGATACTATTTTTGAGTTGTCAATAAAACTTGTGAAATACAAACCATTATCACCAACAGGTTCTTGTACTACGTTGATGGTCTTATTAGTAAATGCGGTATCAAATGATATGGTGTCACCAGTTGAAAATAAGAAATGTGAATACCCATTTACAATTTGATGGAATACAGAATCATATAATGGATGTAAACCGATTACATTTTGTGATGTATAATTTACGTTTTGTCCAATATTAAATGTTAAATTGTTACCATCATCAAAGAATGTTTTTCCACTAATTGCTGTTGTGGTTGTTCCACTTAAAAATCCAGATAATATATCTTTATTTTCTAATATTTTCTTTTTATATCTATGATAAATTGACCCCCATTTGATTATTAAATGATAGGGTACATAATGTGATGCACTTATCTCTCTAAAAACCGTAGATAACCTTGTTTTACCAAAGAATTCATCTTCTAAATCAATAAATGGTAATGAGTTCAATAAAAGATATGCGGAACCTGCATACTTTCCGTATGATTGATTACCGAAATCGGATTCTAATTGTTTATGAAAATATGGTGTGTTTAAAATACTCGCGGAACTACTTGGTCCAATTTTTATTTTTTCATCGAATAGGTTAGAGTATTTATCTGTCCAATATGTTGATAGTGCTGGTGCGGATATTAATCCTTCTTTGGTGTTAACTTGGAATATTTGTTTTAAATTTAAATCCGCTAAACTAAATGATTCTTCACCCAAATAGTTTAAATAGCTATCCGAATTAAATGGATATATGTTTAATCTATAAGTTTCAGACTCATATGTGAAATCATTTAAATTTTCTTTTAATTTATTAAAAACACCAGTATCTTCAAAATTCTTATTACCACTATAACTTGTTTCAATTGAGAACGGAGTATTTTCAATTGTTTTTAAATAAGGTGTTGTTGGTAACTTATCTTCAAAATAGGGATACCTATCAAATGGTGAAAACGATAATAAATTTTCTGTTAGTGTTGTAATGTTTGTCATTGTTTTTAACATTCCAACAACATCAGGGTCTTCACCAAACATTTTTTGTATATTATCAAATTCTCTATCCGCTAATTCATTAATTGTGTTTAATGAGAAATCATCGGATAATGTTGCATATCTACCTCTCTCATGTATTTCATATATGATAGAAGATATTGACTTGTTAATATATGGTGTACCAATTGCTAATTGAAACAATGTCGCTATTTTGTGTAAATCACCATCTGTATTTGAATTATCAAATACGAAATCAATTTTACTTGCAGAACCTTCGTTACCTGTTAATGAGTCTTGTCTTTTTGTACCCACAGCTTGATAGTTTTCTAAAAAATCAATTTCAGGCCAAAGAAACTTATCGTATGACCTTAATTTTTGTTGTAACTCCGGATCTCCAGGATATGCAATTACTTTTTGTTTGTTTGAACTTTGTTTCTTTACTTCAGGCCAAGGATAAATTGAATCATTACCTTTTGACTCATCACTAAACCCTTTTAATATTTGTCTTCTTATTGTGGAAACCTCAAATGATTTACTATGTACTTCTTTTAGTAATCTAATATAAACTTCGGCATTTGCTAAAATTACCGCAAATATATTACGTATTGTTGGGTCAAATCCAATTCCTTTATCTTTATCTTTAACGATTTCATTCATTTTTCTTTCAACAAGGTCTTGTAATTTATTTCTTTGTTGAACGAATAATTGTTGCATATCATAGATGTCTTTTAAAACACCTTGAATAGAGACCACATAACCGCTAGCTATTAATTTTACGTAAGAGTCAATCGGTTTTATTTTGCTTGAATAACTAAATGTTTCTTTCTTAAAATCATTTGCAGATTGTTTTAAAAAAGTTTCTGTAAATATTTTAGTCTGTTTTAAATCTAAAGGATAATTTGTTATAATACTTTCTAATGTACCATTAACAGTACTTCCCTTTATTTTTATATCTGTTATAGTTCTGTCCACCATTCTATTATAAATGGCACCATCCACTTCTACAGTTTCAGCACTTACATGTCTTTTACTCCAATTTTTAACCGCCGATTCGAATTCTGTTAATTTTTTTTCAAAATCTTTAACACCGACGAATAGTTTCATATCAACCAATCCACCGAATATTTCTTTTTCTAATATTTTATCTAAACTTCTAGCAATAACGATTACTTCTCTTAGCGTTTTTGTTGGGAAGTTCTTATCAATTAAACCTTTTTGTTTATATTCATCATAAACAGATTTTAACATTACGTAACCTTTTGAAGATTTTTTAATCTGTTTTTCTTTTGTTCCTTTTTTCTCGTTGAATTTTGCTGGTAAATCGGGGTCCGATTCAACCATATACATGTATGGTGCATTTAATATACCATCAAGTGGTATGTCATTTAAAAACGCATAAGTTGACCCAACAAATGTTGTAGCGATTTCAAAATTACCATTTGATTCGTTATATTTTGAACTGAACTTAGTTAAATGTAATCTGTATTTAATTGCTTTACCATAATATCCTTTTATTGTTAAATAAAAGATCGGCCAAGGTAAATGAAAGAATGCACCATATGGTGAATTTTGGGGTGATTCAAACAGAGTTTTACCTCTAACGTCAATAAAGTTAATGTTAACTTGTGGTATAAAGTTAGCACCCTTAATATTAATGTTAATACTGTCAATACCAAAAGATTGTGCGGTTGAGTCATTTTGGTAGTTATATTTATTTCCGTCATTGTCTACACCATCTTTTACATTTACAAACTCTTCTGTCCACGCGGTATCAAAATCTTTACCATTTTTACCTTTATTTTGTGTAAAACTTAAGGTTCCTTTAGCTATGGATGATAATGTTCCCTTCGAGGTACTATCGCCAGACGCTGTTAATACGCTTCGTGGTATTAAATCTGCCTCAAGATTGACAAACATTACTAAATTTTCTTGTTTTATTCCTCTTGGTTCTACTTGGTCACCATTTTGTACACTATTGGGGTCAACAAAAACTAAGTTATTAACATCAACTTTTACTAAAATATTTTCACTCTGACTAATTTTGTTATTCCCCATAATATAAGTTATACAATTCTACACCACTTTTATAATCTTGTAAAGAGTCGATTAGCGGATATGGTATCCTTATATAATAATTGTTAGGTATTTCAAATTCTATACTACCTGCGGCGGGGTTTGCTAATAAAATCAACCAACCATATAATGGTGAATTGTAATATTCTTGTGATAGTTTATCTAATCTATCTTTACCTTTTTTATATTGTTGGTACTTGTCTGTTCCTTTTATTGGTATTTCGATTCCCGGAACAATTCTAAATTCCCCATCATTTATATAAAATTGGTACCTATTAAAATATTCTCTACTCATGATTATATTAATTTAAAAGTTTCTGTACCAAATTTAACTTGTTCAGTATTGTGAAGGTCCATTAAACTTTGTTTTATTTCATCAAGAACAATGTAATCTGTTACATTCACATCATATTCTATCTTACTACCTCCCTTTTTAATTGGGAATTTACCCATTCTAAATTTCTTTTCTTTTGGGGTCTCTATTAATTTGTCCACAATTTCACCAATTTTATCTGATGTTTCTTTTGTTGAAATTTCTTCATAAAGTTTAGTTATTGTCTCTCTCTTTCCTTGTAATAATATTGAAATTAGTTCTACAAAAATATTGTCGTTTAATACACCAGTAGCAAAATCAAAACTTATATCTAAATCTTCATTAAACTCATCATGTTTGTTTTTAAAATAATCAACAATATTTGAATATTGGTTATATAAGGCCAAGCCGGTAAAACCTGATAATGTTGTTGAGATAAATTGTACTCCATCAACTTTTCCATCAAATTCATTTTTAACTAAAAAATTAGCTTTTTCAAATAATTTAATTACTTTATTTCTAGAATCTTCTAACTTCTTTAATGATGAACTTTCAGCAATTACACCTATAGTTTCATCAACAATTGATTCTAAGGTTTTTCTTAAATTTTCGTTAGACCAATCCATTCCTTCACTTGTTACTGCTTTATTAAAACCCAATAAGGTGGTTACGTCATTGTTATTAATATAACTATTTAAATCTGTTTTAAGTTTTGTACTATAAAAGTTTACATTGGCATCTTTATTAGATGCACCAAGTAAAGGTAATATATCTGTTGTTGTTGTACTTGTGTTAATTGTTAATCCAGTTACAGTTTTGTATCTATTGTGAAAAAATATACTTGATACTTTTTTACCATATTTTTTAACAACTTCGTTATATGATGATTTGTATAAATTAATATACGAATCCGTACTGTTAAAAATTGTATCAATAAAACTAGTATAATCTATTTTAATATAATCAAGACCAGAATTAAGAATTCCTGTTCCAATGTATAATCCTTGACTAACTTTTGGTTTATTATCTTTTTCTCCTTCTAATTGATATTCGGGTTTCTTTTGTAATTGAGTAATAAATTCTTTAGTGAATAATTCTGAATCTTTACCATCTATTAAAGTTGCTGTTGATTGTGATCTCTCATCATAAATTTCTGTATTTGCAAAAAAGTTAGATGATAAAGCATTTTGCAATCTTTCAACCGGTCTTTCTAATCCTTGTCCACCTATGAAACTAACTTGTAACGTTATATTAGCAATCATTGGTTGTACACCAATTCCCTCAGGGTTTAAATCCCAAGTAGAATCATCGTATGTTATATTTACATCTCTTATTGCAATTTTAGAATGATAAAAATCACCAATTCTTATAACACATATTGGTGGTGGACCAAAAGAAGTATTTCGTGCATTTAAATCATTAACATCAGCAATTCCTTTTATTGGTATTGTATTTCCAGGTCTTACACATTGTAATAAGAATGTTAATCTTGAGTTTAAACCTTCAGGTGTTGTTGAGTGAAAGGCTGGATGAAAATATTTTAATTTTTCCTTTAACGATGTAAACGCTAACGGTGAATCTTCCTCCAATTTTTTAAAGTAATAACATTCAGATAGTGTTTTAGTAATTATTCTTTTCATTACATCAATAGGTGGCTTTGGTGTATATGTTTTTTCTGGTTCACCTGGCTCCTTTGTAATTTTTGGTATTTTAATTTTTAGTGTTGATGGTGGTTTTTGTACACTAAGTGTTTTAGCAGAAAACTTAACACTTGATTGTCTACAATAAAATGCGTTTGGTGTCGTTATTTTTAAACCATATTGTGTTTGGATAACGGTCTTACAATCTAATCTACCATCTGGATCAACATTCGTTAATCCTTTAGCGTTTTCACCTTCAGTAGAAAAGTTTATAATTAACTTACCCACATTACCTTTATATCCTAACTTTTCAAAAGTAAATGTTAATTTTTGGTCATTTAAACCATCTTTAGCATTCTTTTTAACTTCCTGCTCTGATGGCCAGTTAAAGTCGGGTATTTTATCTACATCTCCTTTTAATTTAGTAAGAATGTCCAATACTAAAGAATGTGCTCTTCTCATTCCTAATAGAAAATTGTAATCATCATTTGCAACTTCGGATGCACTTGATAGTATTTTAAATTCAGCAAGTTCAATAGTGTTTCCACTTATTGCTTTTTTAAGGTCAGCAATCTTTGTATTAAATTCCGTATAATTTGTATTTAATTTTTCAAATCCTGTGTTTAACTTATCCAATTGTAAACTAATTGCTTTAGGAAAATCTGTTATTTTTGATTTTTCTAATTTAAAAATTGTCTTTATGTCTTGAATTGCGTCTCCACTTGTGTCTCCACTTAATCTTGTAAAATCAGCTAAAGCATCTGCGTTTAGTGAAGATTTTTGTGCATAATATTTAGGTTGTATTGTACTATATATTTCTCCCTTCGTGGTATTATTAACATCTTTAACCGGAATATCATTTGGAAAAAATAAAGCCAATGAAAAAGGTTCGGGTGACTTTGTTGGTGTTTCACCTGTATCTGGTTTAACTTCCTCAACCTCTTCTGATGAATATTTATATTTCATAATGGTGGACATTTCTTTTCCAGCATTAAGATATTCATTAATTCTTTTTATGTCATCCGTATCTAAGTTAGTATATTTTCTTACCAAATCATAAAAGTCAATTTCCTCACATCCCGCGAAGAATGCGTTAATATAGTTATCAGCCTCTTCATCTGACATACCTGTGAAATGTTCTCTTACCAATAGATTTAAAATACTTGGATGGTCAACAACAACCTTAAATGATATTGTACCACTTCTTGATGTATTTTGATAAGTATATATTGGTTCTGGTCTACCTAAAAAACTATTCTCTTCCCATTTAGCACTATTTTGTTCTGATACTTTTAAATCATATGGTGGAAACCACATTACTCTACCTCCATTTGAACCTCTTTCGCAAATTGGTAAATCTTGTACGGTGAATCCTTTTTGTGTGGATGATTTCCAAGCCAAGTTTTCAATTGAAAACATATATTTTTTTGCCTGTCCGTCTTTTATATTTGTTGAATTTTCAAATGATTTTCTACCATTTGACATTGGTGCGTAGTTTAAGTTCCACACTCTACTACCTCCTCCCATTACACTTCCATCAAACTTTCTTACCATGTTTGTTCTTTTCATGGTATCTGTGTAATTAAAGTATGGTCTATCTTTTGTCCATACTCTACAATATTCAACACCACTTTCTTCACCAGAAAATTTATTTGTGTATTTTACCGCAGAACCTCTTGACATCATTACCTCACCATCTTTAAAAACTCTACTGGTTTGGTCAATTACGTTTGCTACGTGAGAACGCATCTCAGAACCATTAGTTGGTAATGTATTTAATATTTGTTGTGTTTTTCCTAAAATTGAATCTTCTCTAAAAAAATATTTTGTTGATAGACTATCCTGTAAATTAGTTTGTTCTCTACCGCTATATTCCTTGTTATGTTCTCCTAATTTATTTTTAGAATTTTTACTATACCAAGCTAGTTTACCTCCAATTTGTCCTCCCTCAGTTACATTTTTACTTTTATGAAATAACTGAGCAGAAATTTCATCGAACATTAATGAAAGATAATAAGGACTTCTTACTTGATTGTCATTAAAATCTCCCATTGCAAATCTTACATCGTTTGCTCTATCGTCACCGATATAAGCTTGTCCTGCAGGTGCTTCGACACCTAATATATTTCTAACACCCTGTGCTGCTCTATCAACAAAACTAAATAACTTTGATGATTGTTGAGACCTCGCACTTGTTGTATAGTTTGGTGCATATTTATTAAATGTTAATGAATCAAACAAAGCCTGTTTAGGTCCTTGTCCCATGTATTGTATTAATAAATCTGAAGGTTTTCTTGATAACCTTGGTCTTCTTTCAATTCCAATTAATGAACCCAACACTCCTGTAACATCTTGTACTATTTTACCAAATTCAGTTTTTGCTTCGGGTCTGTAGTTAACAGGATCTCTTGGGTTAGATAAATAATCACCAGGTATTTCACTAAATGGTAATTGTGTTCCTGAAACTGTTTGTAAAAAATCAATTCCCTTACCAATAAGAGTACTTGCAACAGTAATCTTATTATTCATTTCAACCAATGGTTCTCTACCTGTTAATATGTTTAACGCGGTTGCTGTGTTACCATTTAAAGCGTCTAACAATCTTATCTTACCATTAATTGCTCTATCGGTATTATAAGCTATCCTTGTTAATACAGGACCTCCCTTATCTTCTCTTATGTATTTTGCTGCAAATTTAAATAATTCAGATTCAGTATCGTACTTTTTTGTTGCCATGATACTAATTAAATTATGTTTCTCCGCAGTAAAATACGGAGACCCACCATTAAAATATAATGATAAGTTACGTGTTCTTGGTAACGTATCAATATTTTCTTTTATAAAAAATTTAGTTGGTTTGTACGTGTTTGAATTAGAAATTTTAATTAAATCATCTTTTCTATTTTTATCAACAGCACCTGGGTCAACATTTGATAGATTGCTTAATTTTTGATAATCATAGTTATCTTTAGTAAACGTTTGTGGACCATTTGGTTTGATTAACGTTTTTGCTATGATAGAATTCCTAAATTCTTTAGTAGAATCAAAATTTAAGTAACTTGGCATTATTTTCTTTTATATTATAAATAGATTTATTTAGATTATCTTTTAGCGGTTGATGGTGTTGTATATGATTGAGTATCTACTGTATGGAAGTCATTATAGATACTTGAATTTTTACCCACTTCTCTCATCCATCCATCAACTAATGCGTCACCACCTTTGAATACATATTCGTTTGTAACTTTAACATTTTTGTCTGTTTGTGTTGATGCTTCTTTTTGTTTTTTAGCTTCTTCTTCTGCAATTTTTGTTGCCTCTTCTTTTGTTATTGCATTTTTTGGTGTTTCAACTTTACCTGTTTGTTTATTGTCAGGTGTAATAATACCTTTTATTTCATTATTAATTAAAGTGGCGGCTTTTGGTAAAACCTCTTTTGTTGTGTCTGCGAATTTTTTAAAATCAACTCCCATTTTATCCGCCAACTCTTTAACCTCTCTTGTTCCTGTTAACGCAATCGATTTAACTAAAAATGATACATCTCGTCTAATATTTTCAATATCTGAAGCTTGTCCCCTTACGATATCATCGGAAGATAATTTTGTAAATTCATCTTTATATTTTAATAATAATTCAGCCTGATTCTTATCTAAATCTTCTAACGCCACCTCATTAGCACCAAAAAGCTCTTTCATTTTTTCAGATTGTAATTCAATGGTCATTTTACCATTTTTCATCTGAGACATATTAGTTAAGAATTCTTTATCG